CCCGCCGCAAAGTTCCCCGAGCTGTCCCGGGCCACGATGGCGCTGCTCGTGTTGAGTGCGGTGGCCGTGGTGGCCGAGTTAGCGACCTTGCCCGCCGTGGAGATGGTGGCGAGGTTGCTATCCGCCAGCGCGGTGGCCAGCGTCAGGGCCCCGGTCGAGTTGGCGATGGTGACCGCCAGCGTTCCGTCGTTGGCCGAGACCGTCCCCGTCTCGATGTCGGTCGCGTTGACCACATCGTCCTTAAGGAGGACGGAGTCGATAGTGACACCAGACCCCGAAGTCGTCTCGTCAATCGTGTTGGTGGTAATCTTCTGGCCAGCCGTCACGATGATGTTATTGGCACCCGTCGTGTTCCCGTTGGCCAGCACCTCGGCCAGCGTGTCCACCGTGGCGACCTGCGCGTCCACATACGCCTTGATGCTCTGCTGGGTCGCCAGCGCGGTCGCACTGTCCGAGGCCATATTGTCCTCGTCCAGAATGTTCGTGACTGTGGTGGCCCCCGTGCCCTTCAAGCTGGCAAAGGTCACGAGCCCGGTTGAGGTCAGCGCCCCCGCCGTGATGGTGCCCGCCGCGAAGTTGCCCGAGGCGTCGCGGAGCACGATGGTGCTGGCCGTGTTGTCCGACCGCTCCACAATCCGGGGGGCCGAGAACTCGGCGTAGAGGACGCCCGTGTTGGTGTTGCCCCGGAGGACGTAGGCCGCTGGCTGGTAGTTGCCCGAGGTCGGCTTGGTGGTCGTGAAGCCACCCGACGCATTGGGATAGAGGATGGTGCCGATGGCATAGCCATTCGTGTTCACGTCCTCGATAATACCCGTGTTGACAATCTGGACAATCGCGCCCGAGGCGACCGTGTTCTCCACGATGCCAAACGCCGTGTCCGTGGCCGACGTGGTCTTGGCGACCGTCGGGAGGTTCTGGCCGTTGTTGAAGCCCGTAATCTTGATGACATCGCCCTTGGTCAGCGCCTCATCGGCCAAGCAGTCTACATTGACCGCGTCCGAGGCGACCTCGTGCCAGCGCGAGCCGTCGTCATACCAGAACTGGTAGCGCCCCGAGCTGACCGTCACCCACTTGCGGCCCGCCGTCCCAGCGACCGGGCGCGAGGCGAGGGTGGACGACTGGACGTGGATGCCGGGGTCGGCATCGTGGTCGACATACGCCGAGCGCACGGTGTTGTCGTTGCCGCGCACCGTGTTCGCATCAATCGGCGTGGTGCCGTTGACCGGCGAAGTAAACGCGGCGACGGAATGTTGACCAACGGTTTCTGCCATTTAACGGCGCCCCAAAGCAAAGGTTTCGAGCTGAAAGCGACTGAAGACCGGCAACGCCTCACCGGAGTCAATGATACTGATGTCTACATAATACCCGGTCCCACCCATCGGAATCCGGTAGCTCCGGCTTCCCGTCCCACCCCACGTCCCACTCCCCCAGTACGTCCCGGAGGCGCCCCACGTCTCATCCGTCGAAGGGGGCAGCGAGAAGGACCCGAAGCTATCGCCCGAGTTCCACTCGATACGGCACTGGTCCGAGCCCTTGAGCTGGGCGGTCAGGTAGCCCCACCGGAACGCCTTGGCCTGCGCGTCGTCCCCGCAGTAAAGCCGGTGCAGCTGGGCCGTCATCGAGTACCGCGACCCGCCCGTCCCGGCTGCCGCCATATTGTCCACGAACACCCCCGGCGCGTCACAGAGCGTGACCCACCCCGAGGCATCACCCTTCAGGATGACCGGCAGCCCCGAGCTGTTAATCGTCTCGAAGAGCGCTGTCGTATCCGGGTCGATGTAGCCCCCATCCCACGGCCCCGACCACGAATCCAGCACCGTGTGGTACTGGTAGCAGCCATAGCCCGGAATCGAAATCCACAGCTCCTTGGTCGCCCGGTTGATGACGCAACGAATCTTGTCGAACTCGGACGAGGACAGCTGCCGGATGATGGGCAGAATCGGGTCGGGCTTGGCCGGCGTGCCCACCGGGGCCACCTCCGCCTCGTTGCACCGATACAGCCCGCGCTCGGAGATAAAGAACCCGACGTTATTGCTGGCCACGATGGACTTGGCGGCAATCGTGCCCACATCCGCCGTCACGCCCGCCGGGGTGGCGTTGATGTCATCCTGCCCAAAGCCCGTAATCCGCGAAATACCGCGCCGGTGGAAGATGAGTAGGCTGGTGTTGATGGAGGCCAGCCCGATAATCGTCTCGTCCCCGAAGGTGCGGACGACAATCTGCCCCCCACCGCCCGCGCCATAGCCCAGCGTGTCGCCGTCGTTCAGCGCCGAGTAAAACACCGAATCCGGGTAGGTGCTGTTTCCGCACCCCCAGAGGCGCTCGTTGTGCACCTGAATCGTGTTGACCGCCACCGTGTTGGCGATGTCGGTGGACAGGGTCGTGCCGTTCCACTTGTTGAGCAGGCCGCCGTCCGCGATATAGACCACGTCGTTCCCACCCGTATCCCGAAACTGGGAGAAGTCTGGCGAGATGGTCGTGGAGAGCGACCCGGTTTGCGTCGTAAAGGTGCGCGGGAATGTCCCGTAGGTAGCGGTCTTGAGGGTCCCGTTGCAGACGGCCAGAATCTGGTTGGTGCCGCTGTCCTGCTGGAACGTGAACCCGTTCAAAACGGGCGCGGCAGCCAGCACGTTGGTCGTGATGCGCTGGGTGCCGCCCCGCTTGGTGGCCGCGCCATAGTCCGTCAGGCGCAGATTGTTGGCACGCCGGAGCTGGTTGGGCTGGACGGAGATGTCATCCGAGACATCGTTCAGCCCCCCTTCCATCCCCGGCTGCTGGTCAACCAGCCGTTCGCGCGACATCAGCCGCCCGCCCAGTCATACTTCTGGTCCGGGTAGGCCATCAGCGTCGGGTTGATGGTCTTGCGCCGGATGTCGTCCAGCAGGGTCGTCCGGAAGTCAGCGGCCTCCCGCTTCAGCACCTGCGCCGCCGTCGATTCCGCCCCACCCTTGTTGAGCAGCCGGCCTCCCGCCTCGTTGGCGATGATCCACTCCCCGCCCATCGGGAAGTCAATGGTTGAGCTGTCCGACCCGAGGTCGCTGAGCGACGTGGGCTTGTAGTTGACGTAGACGTAGAGCGTGGTGCTGGGCGCGACCGGCAGAATCTGCACCTTGTTGCCGGCGATGTAATACAGCCGGGGGTAGGTCGGCAGATAGTTGGTCGTCGTCGCCAGCGGCACATCCTGGAATCGCGTCTCCGAGTACAGGACGTTGCCGTCCGACACCGACAAGATGCGATAGAAGTTCTCTTGGCTGTCGCCCGCGCCGCTATTCAGGCTGGAAAACGCAATCTGGCCGTTGCTGTCGGTCGTGACCGTGCGCTGGCCAAAGGTGTAGTACTGGTAGGCGTTGAGCAGGTTCGACCACTCATCGTCATAGACCGTGTTCAGCACGCTCTTGATGAGGCTGTCGGACCAGCGGTCGGAGGCGACAGCATCCATCGCCTCTCGGGTATACTCGACAAGTTGCGCTCGGGTGACGGCCACACGAACCTCAGGTTAACGAACGGTCTTGGGGCGCCCCCGCTTACGCGGCGCGACCGGCTGGTCCAGCACATCGGCCAGCGCCTGCTCGGTCGCCTGCGCAATGGGCTGCGTTGCATTGTACTGCTCGACGTAGTCCGCCATCCGGCGCACCTCGTCCTTGGGATACTGCCGGAACGTGCGCTCCAGATAGGCCGGCGCCTCGTCCGCACTGCACAGCATCGGGAGATACCCGATGATGTCATACGCGCTGGCGGGATTCGTCTCCCCCGCCTGCACCCACTCCCACCGCCTGTCCTCTGGCGTCCACTCCATACAAATGGCCCAGTGCTCTCCGGTATGTTCCAGAAACCGCAAATGCAACCCGGCATGGAGGGCCCGGAGCCGCGCCACGACGTGCGTGGGCGGCTCGGGCTGGCCGGCGCTGTTGAGCAGCACCGCCATGGGGTTAGACCTCCACGAACAGCTCGACGTTGACCATCAGGTCAACCGCCGCCGTGGTCACGGTGTTATCCGTGGTCACGACGAACTGCAGGGTGTCCCCGGTGTCCAGCGTCCGCTGCGCATCCGTCAGGGTGGAGAGCAGGGCCACGGCCGTTCCTTCCTTGGCCGTCAGCGCCTCCAGATCCACGTCCGCCGTCAGCGTCACGGCCGCGTTGGCCGAGGCATCGTACTTCTGAATCACGCCCAGAATCGTGCCGCTCGTCGAGGCCGGCACCGTCCCCGCCGACACCACGGCGCGGTTGATGTAGCACTTCGCCGGATGCGACCCGAAGCTGTAGGTCGTCGTGGTGCTGTTGCCAATCGCCGCGTCGCACCGTCCGACGAGGAGGTTCGGCAGCACACCCAGACGGCCCGGCGTCGGAGCAAAAATGTTATACGGCATGAATTATCCTTGGGGTGGGGTGAGGGCCGATGCCCCCACCCCGTCCCGGTGAAGGTTACGCGACGTGCGTGTAGCGCGCCGTGTCGGTGTACCCCGTGATGCTGCCGTGCGCGTTGCGCGCGAGGCAGGCGAGGTTGCCGTACCAGCCGTAGGTCGTCTCAAAGGCGTCGCGCCCCGAGAGCCAACGCCACGGGCCAGCGCCCTCGAACTCGACGAAGCCCCAATCCTTCGCATCCACCCACGCCAGCGACGGGAGGTGGAGGAGATAGATGGTGCCCGCCGGGACATAGTAGTCCTGGACCATCGGGATGCCGCACACCTCAAGCGCCTTGTAGCCGCCCTTGATGGTGGTGGCGAACTCGCCGGCGGTGAACCGGCGCTGCCCGACCATCGACTCCATGAGCTTCTTCGAGAGGCCCGGGGTCGTCATGAGCAGGAAGTCCTTCGGACGCACCATCGCGTCCTTGCCGCTGCGGCCCGCAATCTTCTGGATGAGGTCCCAGATGTCCGACTCGGTCGGCTGGTTCACATCCGGGGTGTCGGTGCCCGCCACCATCCGGGTCGCGTCCCAAATCGGGTACGACGAGGCCGAGATGTTGTGGAGCGAGGCATACGACCCACCACGGTTCGTGATGGAGATGAGGCCGTTCATGGCGCTGTTGAACGAGGTGTCCGAGGCCGTGGCCTTGACAATCTTGTCCGTCGCCGCCATGCCCGAAACCGCCGTCCCGAGGGTCAGCGTGGCGTTGTCGCCGCTGTTCGTGATGGCCGTGATGGCCGCACGCCCGAGCACCGCGTTCGAAACCGAGGTGTCGAGGACCGCGATGTAATCACCGACCGAGAGGAGGAGCGAGCCCTGCCCCGCGCCGCTCACGCCGTAGGGCGACGAGACGATAATCTCGGTGGTGCTGGTCACGGTGCCGATGAGCGCCACGACGCCGTCGGCCTTGTTGTGGAGCGCCTGCTGCATAAGCAGGGTGGACGCCTCCTTGATTTCCTCCATCGTCTTCTTGGCGATGGTGGTGAAAGCGGCATCCTTGGACTGCGTGCCAACGAAGGCGAGCCCATCGACCTGACGGGTCGTGTAGGCGCGGACCACGCCGACGTTCGCCTG